GTTAAAGTGTGGCTTGAACTATCGTGCGATTCGTATGCTGCGGAGCAGCTTGTCGGCGTTGACCACAAACGGTGCGCACTCAAGGCAGCACGGCCCGAGTTGCGGGTCGCGCAGCCATTTAGGCGTGAGCGGTTGCTCGCAGACTTGGCACAAAGGATGGCCGCCGGGGGCGACCTTCCAGTCGTCCGGTGGCGGGGCTTGGCCGCGGAAGAGCGTGGTCATACTAGTAGCTGCCGCCTCCGCGGGACTTCATGCTGCCGCCGTCGATGAACATGGCGTCGCTGAGGCAGATGTAGCGCAGCACGTCGATGGGATCTTTGGTCGGAGCCTTTTTGCCGTCTGCTCCGGTGTAGGTCTGCAAAGCGTAGATCGTGTTCTTGCAGTTTTCGCTAATGTACAGGCGCGGCTGGTTGCGGGCGTCTACTGGCAGTTCTGGATTGTATGACAAGGCGTCATTGATCATGCCAACGCCCTCGTCAATGCTGTCGCCGGGGGTGGCTGTGAAGAACATGTCAAGGGACGCCATTTCATCGATGAGGGTCGTCGGCGCTTCCTTACCAAGGGTCTTGGAATGCCCATACCGGCTGTCCATCCAGCGCTCAAAGATGGTCTCGCCGGCCTCGACGCGCAGGATCTCATCTTTGTAACGCTGCAAGCCGAAGCCGAAGTCCTGCATGGCGGGCCCAGGGCGGCCGTCCATGCGCTTGCCGTCTGGGAGCGCCCATTCGCCGGCGTAGCCAACGCCTTCAATGTATTCGGTCTGACTGGGCCATTCGCGGTAGACGATGGTGCGGCCAGCGTTGTCGAATACGGTCCAGAGCATGAACCAGTTTTTGCCGCTGGCCGGATCAACCCAATGATACTTAGTGCCGTTCGGTATTTCAGAATGGCGAATGACGTGGACCTTGGGATTGAAGAGCGGGAAGCGGCCGGCGATGGCTTTGGTCGGCACGCCGTAAGCGCGCGTGAGGATTTTCTCGCGGGTCTCGGACTGCAGCTCGCGCTTCATGCGGGACCATCCGGCCCAGGGGTTGCTCTGCGTGTGGAAGTAGAGGACCGGGCGGCCCTTCGGATTGATCTGCTCAATGGGCACCTGCTCGTAGCCAACAACCTTGCCCTCGGCGTCCTTGCGCGGCAGCAGCTCGGCGTCAACCTCCTGCACGTTTTTGGCGCCGTTAAGGTAGTCGGCAACGGTGGGCGACCAGCCCTGGACCGGCGTAAAAGTCACGGCGAGCTTGCCGTTGCGGTCAACTAAGCGGAAGCGAAGGGTTTCAAGGACATCGAGCGGAACTAATTCATCGCACCAGCAGGCATCAATCTCGCCGCCTTCAATTGTGGAGGGATCTTGGGCGTAATTACGGAAGATGCAGACCGCCTGGTTAGGCGCAACGAACTTTGCTTCAGTGAAGCCGCCTTTGACCGAGTAAGTGATGTTTGTGACCTGTCCCTTTCTGGCATTCCTCCACTCTGGCGGCATGTATTTCCAAATGCGGGGCTGCTGCAATTCGATTGAGTTGGGCGCCGTGGTTTGAAAGCACCAGACGACCGCGCCGGGCTTGCTGTACATCGTTTTGATGACCTCCTTGGCCGCCCACTCGGTTTTGCCGGACCTGTTTCCGCCCATGACGAGCAATTCGCGGTGTTTTTCCAGCAGCTCGGACGCGCGGCGCCACACCGGAGGGATAAAGCCATGCCGAAAGGGGTCCGATGCCTCGCGGGCGATCAGCTCCTCGCGCTTTTTGAGGTATTGCCAGCCCTCATCCGCACCGAGTTCCTGCAGAATGTCGTAATCGACCTGCATGACCGGGTGCGGGGTAGGCGTGAAGCGTTGTGCGTGTGCGTTTTCCAAAATAGTTAGGACGCTGAGCCGGTGCACTGCGCCGTGCCGGCCCCCTACAGGCCGTTGTTAAGTCGGCTCGGCGTCCTAAAGTTGCTTCCCAACGATGTCCATCGTCGGGTTTTCTAAAACTGTGACCTGGTCCGACCGGAAGTGCCGGATCTTGCCGCCGTCCTCGAGAACTACGGCGAAGATGTCATTCGACAACGGCCCGCCGGACTCAACGTAGAGCAGGCTGCCGTAGCCGACCGGTGTTTCTACCGGCACGATGCGTTGAAATTCATGGATCATCCCAAAAGTGACGGCGCGGAGGTTGGCTGCAGGCCCCTCCGCTCGCTCACACCACTTGCTCTCGGCCGCCACACCACATAACAGGCCGCTGCAGAGCGTTTGATGCCGTCAGTTAAATTCATCGGCGTGCTTTCTTGGCGGCCATCTCGGCGCACAGAGCATCGGCCTTTTTCTTGGCCGACTTGGCGACCATATTGGCGCGCAAGCCCTTGAGGCGCATGATCTCGTTATCAATGGCCTCAATCTCGGGCGTCATAGTTTTGTATTTTTCCATATAAAGTCAGGGTTGCACAGTGACGTGCCAAAGGCCGATTTGGGCTAGGGCATAGCCGAGCCATATGAGGCCGTTCCAGAAGTTGTGGTGGATGAACGCCTGGTCGATGGCCACGGTGAAATACATGAAGCCGACGAGGGCAATGAGGACGGCGCTGGTCATTTGTCCCATCCTTCCCGCAGATGGCCGAAGTCCCGCGGCTCAGTAACCTCAATGCCCCCAGTGCCACAGGCGCCGCACCTTCCGATGTGGTAGGTGGCCACGGAGTTGCCCTCGGGGCGCTTGCCGTGCAGCCGGCCGCACTGGTTGCATATCCAGTCGGGATACTGTTTGGGTTTCTTCATAAAAATTCCGTCCCAGTTGCGGCGAAAGAGGGTGCCATTCACCGCACGCAGGGTGTCGCCTTTTCCGGCCATGCTATCGGCGCGTCTTGGCGGTCTTCGCGGATTGCTTGAATGCCTTGGCGGTTGGCGCGCCGGCAGATCCGGGTTTGCGCATGCGTTCACCGCTTCCGGCGGCGATGCGGGCCTGCTTGGCATTTATGTTGGCGTATAGTCCTTTTTTCATGCTGTTGGTTTTGGTTTCTTGTTGAGGCGAAGCCACGCTTCGCGGAAGAGGTAAGACTGGATGTAGGCGCCGGTTTCTTCGTCGTTGCTGACGATGTGGCGCAAGACGTGGGCCGTGACGTGGTAGAGTTCGTGAACCAGCGAGCCGATGTCGTCTGCGTCCTCGATCCAAACGACGGCGTGCGAGTTGTAGCACATAGCCCAGGCGGCATCGCCCTCGTCGGGGGCGTTGTCGGGGTCGTTGGGGTCAAGCTGGAGAATCGCCACGCACCGCCGCAGCGCCGTGCTCTGAGGGGTGCCGGCGAAGAACTCAACGGCGAGGCCGAAAGTCTGTTCGCGCACGGTGAAGCGGCGGGCGGGGCGTTTCATTTTATTGCTGGGCGCCAGCCTCGTCGCATTCGGCCCCGCATGCTGCGTAGCCAGCGATGTCAAGCCAGTTGTCGGCCTTGGCTGCGTGGGACTGCCGGCCGAGCTTCACGCAGATCATCAGCGCGGCGATGTCGCTTGCGGTGACGACTACGGGGTAGCCGTTGCTGCGAGTGAGGTAGGCTGAGATCATCGCGGCCTGCGTGCCGAAGTCATCGCTAGGCGCACCGTAGCTGTCATTACGCTCGCCGCACACGGCGGTGGCCGCGGCGGTGAGGATGGTTTGTGCGGTGCGCATTAGGCTGCTTTCTTGAGGCGCAGATTCGCGTAGTGCAGGAACAGGCGAGCCTTGAAGTTTTCCCACAGCGGCTCTGCGGAGAAGATCCAGGAAACCTCAAAGTCGTCTGGCGACTCCTTGCCGATGCGCACGATGCCGCGGCGCTGGACTTTCATGGTCGGCCGGTTTTCGTTCCACAGCTGCTCGTAGCCAGCCAATTGGATCTTGTGCGCCGGCACGATGGCTTTGGATGTCTTCCAGTCGAGGAGCACAACCTTGCCGTCACGGTCGCGCGCGGGAGCATCGATGGTTCCTCCGAAGAGGTATTCTTCGCTGACCAGCTGGACCTCAGGCTCGATGACCTCAAAGCCCTCCTCATCCCACCAAGTGCGGAAGTTGTTGTAGGCAATGGTCGCCTTCTCAACGTCTGCTGGGGAGAACTCCGAGAGGTCGGGCTCATGATTGTGCAGAAAACATTCGATCATGAAGTGCGCGACCGTCCCAATATCGGCCGCCTTATCACGGACCTTCCGGTAGTCCTGCCCTTCAGTTCCAAGCTTCCATGCCCAGTGGATAAGACCGCTGGTGTCCTCACCGATCTTGGCGATAGTGCTGGCACCGGGAACGTCGGTGCCGTCTTTAAGCGGGTACTTCTGGTGAGCCCGGGTCTTTTCAAGGCGTACGATCTTGCGTCCGTCCTCGGTGAAGCGGTCGGGCTCGGCGGGTTTGACCGCCTTGGCCCTGCGCGTAGTTGCCTTGCGTGGTGTTTTGGCAGGCATGCTGGTTACCAGCTGATCTCTTGGTCGTCGGTGCCGGTCTTGGCCGCAGGGGCTGCGGACTCGCTCACGTCAAAGCCGTAGGCTTGCGCGCTGCCGCCGTCGCCCCAGGTAACGAGGTCAAGGACTTGCACGGCTTTCGGCTGCAGCGTGATGCCGGCGCCAAGGGATGCGGTGTACCAGCAATAAGGAACGACAGCGACTTTGAGCTTGGACCCGCCGCCGATGTTGTCGGTGATGGGCTGGCCGTCCGAGCCAAAGAGCTTCGGCTGGCGGCTGAAGGTTTCGCCTTCCTTGTTCTTGCCCATGGCTTTGACTTTGAGCTTGAGCTGGGTAAGGCCGTCGTTGTCTTCCCAAGGTGCGGCGTGCAGCTTGAGCTTGTCCTTCTTCAACTCGCGCTTCTTGTCGTCAAGGAACTCGGCGAAGATGGCTTCGACTTGCTTGATGAACGGCTCGGCGTCCTCGGAGGACATTTCAAGGTTCACTTTGTAGACGCCAATCTCGTCGAACTTGGTGTCGGCGCGATTGAGGCTGGGATAGCGAGCGATGCCCGCGGGTGTGGTTAGGGTTTTTGTTGCCATGGTATTATTTGGTTTGTGGTTGTGGTTGTGTTTGTGTTGGTACTAGAAAATCAGAGCCGCGGAGGATGGTGAGGAAATCGTTAGCGCGCAGGGTGACCAGCCAGTCCTCGCCGGTGCGCTTGTGGGCAACGACCGGGAAGAGCTTGTCCTTGGCATCGCGGATAGCCTGGGCGAGCCAGTCTTTCACCTTGGTCACTTGGCAAAATTTTACCTCCCAGTGAATGTCTGGAAGGCAAGGGCAGACGACATCGGGCGAGTCGCCGAGGCCGCTGAACTGCTGGCCGCGGCGAATGCCGGAATCACCGAATGCGGAGCGCAATTCATCGCGCCACATGCGTTCTCCGCGGGCTCCTTTCGCGCGGGAGTTCATTTGTAAAAGACCTCCTGCATTTGACGCGATGGTGCGTAGACGGTGTCGGCGGTGTCTGTGGTGCGGTTGCCAAGCGCGGCGTTCTCAAAGCGGGTCAGCCGCGGGCGCCAGACCAAGTTGACCTTGCCAGTGGCACCGGCCCTATGTTTCGCAATGATCAACTCTGCATCCTGCGGATCGGGCTCAGTTTCTTGGTCGGCGGCGTAGTACGCAGGCCTGTGCAGTAGACAGACCAAATCAGCATCCTGCTCAATGCTGCCACTCTCGCGGAGGTCGGACATCTTTGGGCGGTTGTCAACGGCCTTTTCTGCGTTGCGGTTTACCTGGGCGGCGGCAACGACCGGCACTCCTAGCTCCATGGCCATGGCTTTAAGTCCGCGGGAGACAAAGCCAACTTCGTTCTCGCGGGACTGGGCTCCGGCGTGGCTGACCAGCTGCAGATAATCAACAAAGATGACCTTCACGCCCCAGCGGCGGACGGCAAGACGTGCGCGGCCGCGGATGTCGAGCATCGTCAGGCCGCCGCGATCGTCAACGTAGAGGGGTTCCGTGGCGAACTGGTCGGCGGCCTGCACGATGCGGAGCTTGCTGGCGTGGTCGAGGAAGCCATTGCGAACGACCTCAATGTTGGTCTCCGCGCGGCCGAGGACAACGCGACTGGCCAGCTCGTTGGCGGGCATCTCCAGCGAGAAATACAAAGTCGGGACGCCGCGGCGGGACATGTTTTCGCAGGCGTTGAGCATCCAGGCGGATTTGCCCATGGCGGGACGGCCAGCCACGATGGTCAGCTGCCCGGGGCGCAGGCCGCCTGTGAGGTAGTCGAAGGACTTAAAGCCGGTCTCCACGCCCAGTTTGGCCCCGGGCACCATCAGCTTCTCCAGCTCCTCCAGCAGACCGGGCACGATGGCAGACGCGGGGCGCATGCTGTCGGTGCTTTGGCCAAGGGAGAGCGACAAGACGGACTCGCCGGCGTCCTGCAGCACGCTGTCGGCAGGCTGCGACATGTCCGAGGCGGCAGACTGCAGGCGGCCGGCGGCGTTTAGGATTGCGCGGCGGGCGTGAAGGTCGCGGAGAGTCTGGACGTGGTACTCGACTGCGGCGGGGCCGCCGGCGGTGTGGGCAACCATGTCGGTCACTGCTCCGGCGCCGCCGACAAACTCAAGGCGGTCGTGGCTGGCGAGGACTTGCGTCACGGCAACAATGTTCGGCACGCCGCCGGCTCCGCGGATGTCGCGGATGACGCCGAAGACCTGCGCGTTGGCGGGGGTAAAAAAGAGGTCAGCGTTGAGGCCGGCGATCTCGTCGATCATGCCGGGTTCAGACATGAGGGCACCGAGCACGGCGGCTTCGACCTCGGGGGCGTTGGGAACAATTTGCTTTTTCATTAGGCTGGACCTCCGTCGTTATTCTCCAAGATCGCTATGACAATCATCGCCAGCAGAAGGAGCAGCAGGTATGTCGTGAGCAGTGCGTTCACTTGCGAGCCTCCGTAATGCGGCTCGACGCTTGAGCCAGCGGTCGCACGCTGCGTCGACCATGAGGAAACTTTCGTAGGCGTAGGGAGAAATCCATAACTCTGGTGTGGTAATGCGTTCGGGGTTGTCGTCGGTAAATTCCATGGCACTAGGACTGCGTGTGGTGTGCCGCGGTGTGTCCATGACTGTCCCATAGTGTCCACGTCATGGCAAGAGTTTTTCTATGGGCAGATCAATATTTTCGGGGTCAGTCATCAGCAGTGCTTCGTGCTTGGCTGCGGACACGGCCGAGGTCAGCGCAGCGCAGGACTGCAGGACGCGCCGGAGCATCTTGCGTTGGCTGGTGAGGTCGGCGATCTGGGACTCAAGCGAGCGGATCTTGAGCGACTCAATGCCCGCCTCTGCGGCTGGCCCAAAGTTGATCTGGCCGATCACGCGGACCTCCTTCGCTTGGTCGTTGTTCCGTACAGCCACGCGGACTTGCGGAAGTTGGGGTCGGTGATGATGCCGCGGGACGCCAAGAAGCGGTCGCAGGCGGCGTGGACCTCGAGGTGCCGGATGTATGGGCAGCCTGGGGTGCCGTCCTCAATGGTCTGCGTCTTGCCGTTCTTGGTCATCATGGCTCTAGCTCCTCCTTTAGGCTGATCTTTTCCCACACGACTTGGAGGGCCATGAGGTTGGCGATGGTTTGGGTGAAGAGGTCATCGATGACCTCGGCGTTGATGGTCGCGCGGCCGTTCTCGCGAGTAACTGCGGGGGGCTTTTTCTTGGTGGGTGTTTTGGTTTTCATATGTGGACAAAGGTACAGTGGGGGTAGGACATCGGCTGTCTTAGGGGGTAAATGATTTTTGATGGGCGGTTAGGGATTCTGCGACTTCGTCCAAAAGGCTCCAGTTGCCCGGCTGGCGGTGGCGGTCAGGGTGATAGCGGACGGTCTGCCGGCTGCGGACATCCTCGAACGACCAAAAGACAAACTGGTTGCGGTCGGGCAGGTAGGCCGCAAGGATGTCGAAATCGCCGGCAGCGTAGGGCCGCGTTGTGTCGCCGCCGCCGCGCTTGGCGTTTATGTGGTAGTCGCCGCGGTCGGTCAGCTTAGCCGTCTTGACCTGCACAGTCAGCCTGAGCGTGCCCCGGACCAGCACCCAGTCGGCGGTGTGGTCGTGGCCGAATGCCTTGAAGTTCTCCCAGTCGTAGACGATGCAGCCGGCGATGAAGAGAGCCTCGGTGAGGTCGCCGCGGCGGCAGTCGGAGAGCTTCAGGGCGGCCGCC